AGGATTAGCTGTTCTCCAAGCACCAGTGGTTGTAACAACAGGTACTTGATACTTACCTACTGAATCAGTTTTATTATACCATAACTGTCCCTCTAACGGGTTATCAGGGTTAGTTGTATAATCCCGAACTTTAAGTCCTCTTATGCCTTGATACGTTGACATATAATTTTTAGTCCTCCAATGTTATGTCTGCAGGTCTTGGGTTCATCTCATCAGCTTTTTGTTCATCTGTCTGAGCGTCCCACGCAGCTTGTGCTGCTTGAACTTCTGCATCAACTAATGCTTGAGCTTCGTCTCTTGTTTTAACGACACCCGCTACTTTGGCAATCCAAAGGTTAGCATGTTTGTTGTATGCAGGAACTTGCCAAACATTAGCTGGTAAGCCTTTAAACGTGATTCTCCAAGATTCATCGTGATCGATAAATCCTTTGCCCCAGTTTTCTGCTACGCAGTATTGATATGTTTTTGCCATAGTTTCCTCCTTAATCTGTTAATACCTTAGTTGTTACTGAACTTCCACTCCATTCTTCTGTAGATGCTACATTTACTGTTGCATTAGTTCCGCCAAACATTAAAGCACTAGCATTTGATCCACCTAAACTAGCCCCTCCAGCTTGTCTAGCTTCATTTAAATCATTTACTTCAGTCCAATTATTTCCATTCCAATCTTCTGTTTTACCAGTTAATGATGGTGAAGTTCTACCAATTGCTAAAGCATTAGTTCCTGAACCTGCCATTGGAAAAGAATATCCAGCAGTATTTAGGTCATTTACTTCAGTCCAAGAAGAACCATTCCATGACTCTGTATAACCTCTAACGGCAGCGGGACCATCAACTCCTCCTGCAACTATTGCATTTGTGTTAGTATGGCCAGCTCCTCCAAGAACTCTTCTACCTGTGTTTAAATCTCCAACTTCAGTCCACGAAGAACCATTCCATGTTTCAGCTTCTGATCTAACAGTTCCACCAGGAGTTCTTCCTCCAGCAACTACCCCTGCTGTATTAGTTCCTGCGCCAGCTAATTGTTCTCTTCCAGTATTCAAATCTGATATTTCTGTCCAGTTAGAACCATTCCATTCTTCACTTACATTTCCTACAGTGCCTATGTCTCCTCCTGAACATATAGCAGCAGTGTATAATATACCTATACTTGCCATTTGACCTCTAGCAGTGTTTAAATCATTTACTTCTGTCCAAGCTGATCCATTCCAAGATTCTGTGTTTGCTACTCCTGGAAACCCACCAAAGTTTAAAGCTGCTGTTGATATACCTGCGCCACCTGTAATTGTTTTTGCTGTGTTCATACTTGTACCAGTTGTCCATGCTCCAATATTTGCACCCGCACCCGTCCATTCTTCTGTTACAGCTAATGCAGCAGTGCCACTCCAACCAGCATAAGCTAAAGCAGATGAATTACTTCCACCTATTCCACAACCTGCTCCATACCTAGCAGTTGATAAATCTGTTGTTTCAGTCCAAGAACTTCCATCCCAAGATTCTGTTTGTGCATATACTACTGTTCCGTTAGTTCCGCTATAAGCTACAACAGATGTGTTAGTTCCTCCTGAACCTGAACCACCTATACTAAATCTTGCTGTGTTTAAATTATTTACTTCAGTCCAACTCGATCCATCCCAAGTTTCGGTTTCATTTTTAGCAGCATCTGATACATTACCTCCAAAAGCTAAAGCGGATGTTTGTATTCCTGCACCACCTAAAGTGTATCTTGCTGTGTTTAAATCATTCACTTCCGTCCAAGCGGACCCATTCCAACTTTCATTATTTGCTACTTGAGTTGCACCAGGAGTAGTTCCACCAAAAAGTAAAGAAGCCGTATAAGTTCCAGCACTTGCAGTGTTATATCTTGCAGTATTTAAATCTGCTACTTCCGTCCATGCGGATCCATTCCAAGTTTCTGTTTCACCCGCAGCACCTCCAGGTGATAGTCTATAACCACCACTAGCTATCGCAGCGGTGGATATACCTGCTCCAGATAAAGAATCTCTAGTAGTATTTAGATCACCAACTTCAGTCCAAGAACTTCCATTCCAAGATTCTGTTAAAGCACCTCTTGGTGCTCGAGGACTACCACTAAAAGCTAAACCTGCTGTACTTGTACCAGCACCTCCCATTGAGTGTCCAGCAGTATTCATACTGCTACCAGTTCTCCATGCTCCAGCCGAGGTAACTGCTGCTATTCTATATTTAAAATCTACGTTAGTAGAATCATAAAATATTTGATTCTGTTGATCGTCAGATAAATTACCCGCATTGTTTCGGACTGCCGTCCCAACGATATCTTTATAATCTGCCATGATTAATTATTCTTCAGCAACCAACCTTGTGTTGAATCTGTAAAGACAAGTGTATTTGCTGCTCTTTCTGTTGAAATTGTTAAATCATCTGTAGAACCATGAATCTTTTCTGAACCGTTTGCTGCTACAGTAAAAGTGTAAGAATCAAATGTACCTGCATAATCAATAAACGCAATTTCATCGCCTAATGTTCCTGCTGGTAAACTCATAGTTATAACGTTACTAGTTGTGTTTACAAAATAACCTTCACCAGCTGCTGCTGTGAAAGAAGAAGTTTTTACTGCTTGCCAAGAAGTACCTGCTGCTGCAAATGATAATTGACCAACAGCCGTAGTTCCTGAACCAGTTATTGAAGCTACTTTTAAAAATGTCCCTGCTGTTACGTTTCCAGTGGGATAGATAAGTGTATAACTCTGTGAAGCAGAGTGTGCAGGTGACTGAAGTTTAATCCCGTGGGAATTAGACTCACAATTGAGCTGGATTGTTCCAGCGTTTGTTCCACCACCAATTTCAGTTAAACCTGTTCCGTTTGGATATAACTGTACATTACCATTAGCTGCATCAACAATGTTGATGTAACTTGAATTTGTTCCTGAGTTTGTATCTAATTTAAGATCATACGCACCACTTGATGTAAGAGATGCTGCTGCAGCTCCTGTTCCAATTTTAGTTTCACCAGTTCCTTTTGGAATCAAAGCGATATCAATATTAGAGTCATCTCCAGTTGCAGATATGCTAGGTGCATTACCTGTTGCTGCGTTTGTAACATCAAATTGGTTTACTGCAGATGATGTTGTTTGAAATATAATTTGTTGGTTTCCATTTTCATCATTAATTCCGTGTGCATCATCAAATGCTATATTAAAACTGTTAGTATCTAAATCGCCACCTAATTGTGGTGTAGTATCATCAACTAGATCGCTTGCTAGTGAGATTGTAGAAATATTTGGATTAGTGCCATCGTCTGCTTTTGCATATGCAATTACAGTTTTACCGTTTGCAACTGTAGCAGAAGTTCCTGTACCAGTTACATATTTAAATACAACGTTCTGTGAACCAGAAGTTGCATTTTTTAAGAAATAAAAGTTTTGAACATCTAAAGGTATTGTAACGTTTCTTGAAGCTGTAAGAGATCCTGTAAATTCTAAAACTCTGTGTGCAAGAGTTGCACCAGTTGAACCATCAGATACTGAAAGAGTTGTATCTCCTGAATCAGAAACTGCTTGAGTTGTATAACCGCCAGATATTTGTTCTACGATTTCTAAATTTGTATTTGTTTTTGTACCCCAAGTTCCTGCGTTTTCACCAGTTGCTTGTTTTTCTATACCCAGTGGGGTGTATGTTGATGCCATAAAAATTCTCCTACGCTGCTACATCGTTATAACTTGTATTTGATCCAGTTGCAACATCCGAATATGTATCGTTCGAACCCGTTGAAACATTACTATAAGACGTATTTGAGCCAGTGTCAACATCGCCGTAAGCAAATATATCAACTGCTCCTATACTAAATGTTGCTGATTGACCAGTTAATCCTACTTGCATATCTACAACAGATACTGAACCAACACTAGCACTAAAAGATTGACCTGTTAATCCTAGAGCTACGTCTGGAGCTGTTAGTGAGCCAACACTAGCTGTTGATGATAAACCAGTTGGTAGAGCTACAGCTCCACCTAAACCTACAATAGAGCCTAAACTAAATGAAGCTGACACACCAGAAATTAAAGCTGCATCATTTGGTATTGTTACTGTTCCTAAACTTACAGTGGCTGATTGACCTGTTAAATCTGCTTCTTGTGAAGATGATCCAATCGCAGTTCCTTGTTCAGAAGTTATTGATAGACCTGATGGTTGAACAGTATCGTTTGGTGCAAACGCAGTTCCTTGAGAAGCAGTGAAAGATACACCTGTAACACCAACCACCATGTCGGCTACTGTAGGTGCTCCTAAAGATGCGGTAATTGCGTCTGCGCTTAAACCTTGTGTTTGATCATTTGGAGTTATAGCTCCAACAGAAAAAGATGCAGATAAAGTTGTTTCTATTACAACAGGAACAAAACCTTCACCTTGTGAAGATGTAATTTCTTGACCAGTAGGTGTAAGTATTACATCAGGTATATCAACAGATCCAACACTTGATGTTATAGAAAGACCAGATGGTTGAGCAACAGCGTCTTTTAACTCACCCCATTCATCTTCACCCCAAGATTTTGCACCCCAACCTGTTTTAAGAGTTGTGTCTGCGTTCCAATACGCTTGGCCCCAGGTAAACCTGCCCCATCCTGAAGTAGTCGACATGGTCGACCTCCTAAGCTAGTCTGATGATTGCTGTTGTAGCTGCTGCTGCTGGAAACTCAATTTTAAAAGTTCCATTACTTGCTGTTTTGTCACCGCCAAATGCAATTACACAAACAGCGTCAGTTGTGCCTGAACCACCGTTAGTTGTCGTGTTATAAAGTATTGCACCATTTGCAGTAAAAGAAGCTGATGAATAAGTTACATCAGAAAAATCTGTAAATGCTGTTGTTGAAGATAAAGAAACTCCAGAGTTTGTAAGAGTTGCACCACCTGCTGTGTAAGCTGTTCCAGATGTATTTGTGATTTCTTCAGAAGTTGAATAATCTGTTGTTGCAGCTCCTAAAGAAGCATCACTATCGAATAATGCTAATTTAAAAGTGTGTCCACCTGAAGATTCAAAACTGTGTTTACCTTGTAAAAGTTCTTGTTTAAAACTTGAACATATTGCTGATGTTATTGCCATAATTTATCTCCTACGGGTTTGGTGAGGGTATTGGTATTCTAACGGTTCCATCGGTATAGTCATCTCTTCGTCTTCTACCAACTTGCTCACTAGCAAACTTCTGTACCTCTTGTTTATATTTATTTTCGTATAAAGTCAACATATCCATTGGACCTTTTAAAAACCCATATGCCTCTGATAAACAGCAATATAACAGGCCATTTGAAAAATTCATACTAATATAATTAGTTCCACTACCTTCTAAAAGATCGGGCATTTTATTAAAATGCACTCTAAATCTATAAGTTGTATTAGGAACTGGAGCAAAAGCTATACGTCCTGATGTTGTATCAGACTCACCTGTGCCTCCACCAAACATGGCATAGTATTTAGGCTGACCTTGAGCTGCTGATGTGCCTGTTACATCTTGATACTCTTGTAGGTATGTGTAGTCTTTTTTCTCTAGCCATCTGTTAGCTCCCGTAGTTTCTGATCCTGCTGTGCTATATACTTGTATACCTCTAACAAATAAACTTCCTGCTGGAGCATTTATAGACTCCTGTCCAGCAACTAAGTTACCCAATTGTTGTTTTCTATCTGCGTCAACAGGAACATCTCTAAATATTCTATATTGTGCGTTTAAAATTATATTTTCTAAAACAGTGTCTGTTAATACATTAGAATCTGTTTCGGTATAACTTCTAATTTGTGTTTTTAATCCTGATGCACTTAATCCAGCCATTACTCTTCTCCTATTCTGTCAATATCAGCTTTATGTTTTAGACGTATCTTTTTTTGTTTTGCAGTTTCTTCGTCTTTATAAACAGGCACACACGCACATTGTTTAATACCAAATAATTTGCAAATAAAATTTTTTAATTTTTTAATCATGCTGTAACTGTAACTGGCCCTGCTGAGGCTATGTCACCTCCTCCTTCTAATGTTACTGAAGCTGTAACTCCAGAATTGAAAGTATAAGTATTATCATTTATTTTAGTAATTGTATACCCTGCAGCTGCATTAATTGTTGCCGCTGGTAAATTTGCAACGTTAGAAGCATCTCTAAATCTAACAGTATCACTTGTTGATCTACCATGATTTGGCTCATTTACAGATACCGTAGTTGATGAATTTGTAATAGTAAATGGGTTTGGTGGTAATAAATTAGGCACAGATGTTTCTACTCTATCGGGTCTAACATGTCGTAAAGATATTGCATCACCATTCATCGGCTTTGGTTCTAATTGTGGTTGCTTTGGTTCAAACTCTGACACGTGTACAAAAGAACCATTCCATTCTCTAACCATTTCTTTGTATGGAAATTCCATACCAGATCTATCTGATATTGCTTTTGCGTATTTACCTGTTGAATATTTTGCCATTATGATCCTGGGTAATATGCTTTAGGAGTAATGTGTGTGCTAGATGCAGAACCATCTTCTGCCAATGCTCTTGCAAACTCATCCTCGTAAACTAGTTTTGTTTGTTGAATTAAATTTGGTTGATACTTCATAGATAAATAATATGCTAACCCTGATACCATACAAGGTACAAATCTAAATGGAACATCGGTTGCATTTGTATAATCACCTACATCTTGTATTCTTTTTATGTAATAGAAATGCATATCTTTAGATGCGTTTGTAGAATCAGGTGTTGGATAAACATGCACTCTAACTTTATCAATAAATCTTTCTATCCAATATTGATTAGGTGTGCCTTTAGATAGTTTATTAGAAAAACCTGCATAAGTAGATCTATCTACTTTAGTCATCGGTGAATCTGATTGTGTTGTTTGAGTTCTATTAGACCTTAATTGTGCTTCAAGGACATCGGACATTCCATATATTCCGTTTGGAGTAGATGTTGCACTTGTACCATCATCACTAGATCTAAAAAAATCATAGTCTGATTGTCCTTCAATTAAATCTAAATTAAGTTCATCTATTTCCCAATAGTGAATACCTCTATTGCCCCATTCCTGAAACAATATATTTAAAGTTCTTCTTGCAGATTTAAGTTGATAACCAGCAACATTTTGCTGACCAATACGCTCAAAAGCTTCTTCTATTATTTCATCAATAGCAAAAGTTTTATCAAACGTTGTTGTTCCCGAAGTAGTATTAGCCATTTAAACTCCTACGATTCGTAAACTTTAATCCACTCACAAACAATTGTACCTGTATCTCCTGCGGCGCAAGCTGGTAAAACAACATTTACATCACCAGTGAATCCACTAGCACTAGTGTTTTTTAATCCACCAAAAGATGAATAGTCATATTCCATTTCACCTGCTAAAGTTTGAAATACAACATCTGTTGTTGCATCCCATTGCATTCTAATTGCATCTACTGGTGCTGTTACAGAAACGTTAAAACTAACTTTGTTAAGTCTTACAGTTTTGCAAGTTTTACCGTTGTTTGAATTTAATCCAGAAACATCAACTATTTTAGTTGTGCTTCCTTCTCCATCACCCGAAACCACATTGTAGTGAGTGATAAGTTTTTTTGATCCGTCAAATACAGTTGTATTTAATACTGTGTCTGCTGCCATGTTTTGTCCTCCTTTTAAAGGACGCCTGCATTACCAGGCGTCCCGAGTTAATTTATTACGCGTCTGCGTATGGTGTTACTATTGTACCTGATCCAATCAATAAAGAATTGTGAACCATGTATGTAGCAGTATCAATCGCTGTGAAAGATACTACGCTACCAACGATTCCACCTTTTGTAGAACCATTCATAGTAATAACATCGTTAGATGCGCCTGGTACGAAAGCTTTTTTCGAACCATC